TTCCTTTGTACAAAATCAGGAGTCTTTCCTTCTTATTAATCCTAAGAACACACATTCCCTTCTTTATCAGGCGGGATTGCTTTATAATAAAACTAAAAAATTCGAGTTTCTTGGAGATTTCAATGAGTTCGACGGGTTTTACAAAAATGCTTACGACGCTTGGACTATGATTGACAACAGGTATTACTCAGCGGGGAGCTAAATAATTGACTAAAAAAGTTTTATTAATTGCTTCTAGGACTTATCAACCTGTAGTAAAGGAAACGGATGATTACTATGAAGCGGTAGATATTGATAACGTAGTAACTCGTGTATCAAAAAAATATATTCATCATGTAATTGAAGAGAAGGAAGAATCAAATGAAAACTGATCGTATGGAAGTTGGTAATATTTATAAAGCTAAGGGAGACGGATATTTCCGTTGCATTGCAATTGTAGCAGACATTGCATATTGTATTCGTCACTATGAAAACACTCCAGAAAGTATCTCAAATACAGCTTACGGTTGGAACGCAAACACAGGGGAAGCTATTTCTCTATCAATTGACAAAGATTATGATCTTCTCTTAACTAAAACTATTAACCACATTATCTCTGAGAATAACGATGGCACCTACCTAAATATTAAATTTAAGATTACAGCAGATAATCAGGTTATCCCCGAATCCATTGTTGTAGAGGAACATGAATTTTGTTCACTATAGAAAGTACATTTGAAGATGTTGTAGTAACAACACTTGATAATACCGGAGAGTACGAAGATGTAGAGATGATTGTTACCGAAGACGGTACGATTATTATCAGACAATTCGAAGAAGACAATAGCCAGTATGAAGTTATAGAAATGTCAATGGAGCAACTAACAGATTTAATGGTTGCTCTTAACAAACCAGAAGGGTGTTATAGATGAACAACAAAGCAAGACTTTTCCTTATCCGTGGTATCCCCGGTTCCGGAAAAACAAGGTTCGCAAAAAAGTTCTCCTGCTTGCATGTAGATCCTTTGATGTTTTTTGAAAAGCATTCAAAGTTTGAATATGATAATCAGCTTATCCATTATGCTCATGGCTTCTGTAAAGATATCGTATCTAAGTGCATGAATGAAGGCATAGACGTAGTTGTATCTAACACTTTTGCTCAAAACTGGGAGCTAGCGTGGTACAAAGAACAAGCAATTCAAAAGGGTTATGATCTTGTTATTTATACTATGCCTAGCCTGAGTTTTGATTACACAGAAGTACCTTATGATCACATTGAGCATATAGAGAGAATCTGGGAGCCTGTAGACGGGGAGGTGTTTATCCTATGAAGAATACTATCGAAACTCTCAACCAATATCAAGATGCAGCAGGTACCTTCTTCACAGAGGGTACTTTAAATAGCACACTATTTTTAGGACTTGCCTCAGAGACAGGGGAAGTTCTTGATGAGGTGTTAAAAGTAGAAAGAGTTGATAAAAACTATGAAGAAAACGTAGAGGCGCTTATATTAGAACTAGGTGATGTTCTTTGGTATGTGGCAATGATTGCAAAAAGACAAGGTTATTCTCTTCAAGAGGTAGCCTGTAAAAACTTTCACAAACTTACAGAAAGAGAGTTAGCTAAAAATGATGAACGTTAAAATTATTGATCGTGTTGAATGCTACGGTAAACTATGCGATGATTCAAACTTTGTTATTGTATGTGATGATGAGTACTACGATGCAATTTGGTGTGAAGGAAACCCATACAGTGAAGACGGTACTTTTAGCTCTTGGCGGGAGGTTGTTAAAGCATTGAAAGAGCGTTATCGCACTGATATTATTGAAATTTCTGCTGTATAAAAATACTTCCGACTAAAGACCAAACAAGAGAGGTTAAGATGATCGCACTAATAGATGGAGACGTTCTCCTTTACATGGCAATCTGGGATACAGAAAACTTGACTGAAGCAATTGCTAATCTTAATGAAAAAATTAAAAATGCAAAAGAAGGCTGTTTTGCAGATGAAATTGCAATTGCAGTAGGCGGTCCTAATAATTTCAGAGAAAAGTTATATGACAAATATAAGCTTACTGCAATCAGGCAAACATCAAGGCTAAACAAGGCTGATTGGTTCGATGAGCTTAAGGCATATCTGTCTTCATTAGAAGAGTCTGTACTTACAGATGGATATGAGGCTGACGATCTTTTACGGATATGGGCAGCAGTTTTAGCAGAAAGAGGGATCCCTCATGTTGTTGTATCAATTGATAAAGACTTAGACTGTATTGTTGGTAATCATTATGACCCTAAAAAAGATCATATATACAAAGTAGATCAGGAATATGCAACAAGATTCTATTGGAAACAAATTTTAACAGGTGATAGCGTAGATAACATCCCCGGTATTGAAGGTGTCGGCCCTAAGACGGCTGAAAAAATTTTGAACGGGCTTTGTACAGAAGAAGAATATAAAGCCGCTGTGTGTAGAGCTTACTATAAAAAGTACGGATCTGACACAGGGTATAGCAACCTCTTACTAAATGGCAAACTAATTCATATCTGGCGCTATTATGAAGACTACTTCACGCTAGATAGGAATTATTACGATGAGGTTAACAAAGAGCAAGATAGGGCATTGGAGATTTCATAACAAACACCCAAATTACTTTGACAATGAAAAATACTTTGGTTTTTTATACTGCATAGAAAACAAAATTACCAATCAGTTCTATATAGGTAAAAAGCAATTCTTTCATCATGCAAAACGTTCTTCAAAGTTGCATAACAAAGAGATGACTTGGAGATCTTACACAAGTTCTTCTTTACATCTAAACAATGCAATCAAAGAGCATGGGAAGAAAAACTTTGACTTCGTTATTATAGACTTATACAAAACAAAAGGTGGTCTGTATTACTCAGAAGTTTACTCTCAAGTTGTATTAAGTTGCTTAACAGAAAGGTTAGAAGACGGTATAACCCCCAGGTTTTATAATCGTCAAATTGCTGCTGTAAGATTTATACCTAAAGAACCTCCAACAAGTAACACTAAATTGTTTATAAAAGATTTATCAAAAAGGTTAAAGATATGCTAATTACAAGGGTCTCAATCCTAACAGGTATTGAAAGAACTATAGACATTGATGCCACAAAAGAACAAATTATTGATTGGGAAAAAGGTAATGGTCTTGTTCAAGATATCTTCCCAGATCTTACCGCAGATGAGCGAGAGTTTATAATTTCTGGTATTACACTTGATGAGTGGAATGAGAACATTCAAGAAGAAGAGGAAAATTATCTTTGAGTAGAATTGTTCAGAAAAATCAACCTTGCGAGAGTTGTGGAAGTTCAGACGCAAAACAGATTTATGAAGACAACTCTGCTTATTGCTTTTCTTGTAGAAAATACTATAAGAGCGACAATTCAGAAAGTGAAACAGTAGTGGAATCAACAGATAACAAAAAGCAATATAACAAAGCTGCTCTTATCAAAGAGATTTACGAAAACTACCCCTCTCGTGGTTTTAAAGAAAGAAATATCTATAAAGCTGTAGCAGAGTTGTATGGGGTAAAAGTTAGCTATGATGAATCGGGTGAGATTGACACACACTATTACCCCTACCGTGTAAATGAAAATGGTCAGCCGGGTGGCTATAAGATTATGGTCGTACCTAAAGACTATAGCTCAAGAGGCTCAATCGGAACCGTAAAAGGTCTTTTCGGTATGCATCTCTGGAAAGCTGATAAACGTCTTATCATCACAGAAGGTGAAAAAGATTGTATGGCTATCCAGTGTGCTTACTACAAGAAGTACAAACGTTTCTTCCCTGTTGTGTCACTCCGAGCTTCTACTGCAACAAAAGATCTTGTTGAGATTCGAGACAAACTCCGAGCGAACTTTAAAGAGATTATTTACTGGCCTGACAACGATGAAGCTGGTGAGAAAGCTAAAAGAGATGTTGCTAAGATTATCGGTTATGACAAGGTAAAAATTGTCAATGTCTCAGATAAAGATGCAAATGATCTTTGGATCAGAGATCAAGACGCGGTGCTCAATGCTGTATACAATGCTAAGTCTTATACACCAGCAGGCATATTAGATGTAAATCAATTATGGGAACAGCTAGAACAATACAACACTATTGAGTCTCATCCTTATCCAAAAATGATGGACAGGCTAAATGATAAGCTTAAGGGGATGAGGCTTGGCGAGATTACCCTCTGGACATCCGGTACAGGTTCTGGCAAGTCTACTTTACTTAGAGAAATTGCTTTGCACCTTCTTGAAACAACCGATGAAAAGGTTGGTATTGTATCTCTTGAAGAGTCTCCTGCAGAGACTGCAAGAAAGCTTTCTGGTATGCATCTTATGAAGAACCCCGCTAAAGACGAAATACCTCTGGATGAACTCAAAGAAGGTTTTGACAGTGTATTCGGCGATGGCAGAGTTATGGTTCTTGATCACCACGGTTCTGTTAATGATGAATCTATCATTGACTTCTTAGAGTTTATGTGCCTAAGTGATGTAAAGTATATCTTTGTTGATCACATCACGATTCTTGCCTCTGAGGGTATGCATGGATTGACAGGAAATGAAGCAATTGATAAAATCATGAATGAACTTCTAAGAATTGCAAAAAAGTACAACGTATGGATTGGACTTATCTCTCATTTAAGAAAAGTTGAAAGTGGTAAATCATTTGAAGACGGTAAGTTACCCACAATTGACGATATCCGAGGATCAGGTTCTATCAAACAAATTAGTTTTGATATCATTGCTTTTGCAAGAAACCTAAGTGCAGCAGATGAAACTGAAAGAAACACAATTAAAACAAAAGTATTGAAATGCCGTTATACAGGTCTTACAGGACCAACCGGTACACTGATTTATAACTATAACACAGGGCGTCTTGAGTATGGAAATGACTTCGAAGAGTTTACACCAGCGCCTTCTTACAATGAAAATAAGAGATTTTAAAGGATACTACTATGAGTGAACAAGAATTCGTAATTGCGCTAATGTCAAGCATTATTATTAAAACAAAGCGTGAGCTTGAGCTAACAAGCTATGAAAAAAGCTTCTTAAAAGAGCTTGAATCAAACTTTGATGGTTTAGATGAAGAAAAGCAAAATAATCTGCTACTCATCACTGAGCTTGTTGAATTTAAAGCAGCGGAAGATCGGGGTGAGGTTCAGTAATGAACTTCTTTCCGACAGAACTCCCCGGCAAGCTTGCTAGGGCGTGGTCTTATTTTAACGAGTTTATTCTTAAAGTAAACCTAAAAACAGAAGATGCTTTCATTCGCTTTATCAACTCCGAAGACATCAAGAAAAAGTTCTCAGAAGAAGAACGAGAAGCATTACTTGCTTGGTGGTCAGCAGAAAACGATATTGAAGAAGAAGAAGAAGTATCAGTCGAAGAAACTCCACAAGTTAGCGAAGAACATACACCTGCTTGGTATTAACATATAAAAATAATAGGGGGAACCTATAATGCTACTAGATAACTATCAATCTTTTATCCATTTATCTAGATACTCTAGGTTTATGGAAGAAGAAAACCGTCGAGAAACTTTTGAAGAAACGATCAGTCGATACGTTAACTTCTGGCGTAACAACAAAAATTTGTCAAATATCATTTCTAAAGAAGAGTTTGACGAGCTACAAAAAGCAATTAATAACCTTGAAGTCATGCCCTCTATGCGAGCACTATGGAGTGCAGGTGATGCTCTTGCACAGAACAACTTCAGAGGTTATAACTGTAGCTTTGTAGCAATGGATCATATCCGTGCCTTTGATGAAATTCTCTACATTCTTATGGCGGGTACAGGCGTAGGGTTCTCAGCTGAATCGCACCACGTTAACAAGCTACCGATTGTAAATGATAACTTTAATGAAACTGACAGAGTAATCACTATCGGTGACAGTTCAGAGGGTTGGGCAAAAGCTCTTCGGAAGCTTATTGCAGAGCTTTACCTTGGTAACATCCACCAATGGGATTACAGCAAAATCCGTCCTGAAGGTGCAAGACTTAAGACAATGGGTGGTAGAGCTTCAGGTCCAGAACCGCTTAAAGACTTGTTCGAGTTTGTAACAAACAAATTTAGGAAAGCTGCTGGTAGAAAGCTAACTCCGATCGAAGTGCATGACATTGTTTGTAAGATTGCAGAAATTGTTGTTGTAGGTGGTGTTCGCCGTTCAGCGCTTATTTCCCTTTCTGATATTGGTGATGCAGAGATCCGTGATTGCAAAAGCGGAAGTTGGTTTAAAACAGAACTACAACGTGCTCTTGCCAATAACTCCGGCGCTTACGATTCAAAACCAACCATGGCTGTGTTTATGGAAGAGTGGATTGCTCTTATGAAGTCTGGCTCTGGTGAACGCGGCATTTATAATCGAAATGGTGCTCAGGCAATGGCCCCTGCACGCCGAGACGGTTCTAAAATTGAAGGTTGTAACCCTTGCGCAGAGATTCAACTACGGTCTGGTCAGCTTTGTAACTTAACTGAAGTTGTCTGTAGACCCGGTGATACCCTTGGTGATCTGAAACGTAAAGTCCGAATTGCAACTATCCTTGGTACACTTCAGTCAACTCTTACTGACTTTAAGTATGTACGCAAGATCTGGCAAACTAACTGTGAAGAGGAACGGCTACTTGGTGTTTCACTTACTGGTATTCAAGATTGTGAGCTTCTTCAGAATCCCGACCCAGAACACTTAGAGGCTCTTAAGGAAGTAGCTATTGATGTGAATAAGGTTTATGCAGAACGGCTTGGGATTAATCCAGCTACAGCAATCACAACTGTTAAACCTTCTGGTACTGTATCTCAGCTTGTTGATTCTGCTTCTGGTATTCATGGTCGCTTTTCTAAGCACTATATCCGTGCTGTAAGACAAGCAAATTCAGACCCGCTTACACAAATGCTAATCGATCAAGGTGTACCACATGAACCGGATGTGACAAACCCACTTAAGACGACTGTATTTTACTTCCCAATCAGTTCTCCTGATTCTGCTGTTCTAGCTAATGAGCAAGGTGCTATTAAGCAACTAGAGAACTGGAAAATTTTCCAAAAACATTGGTCTGAACATTCTGTTTCTGTAACCATCTACGTAAAAGAACATGAGTGGCTGTCTGTGGGGGCGTGGGTATACGAAAACTTCGAGTATATCACAGGGGTATCGTTCTTACCTTATGATGACCACGTATATGCTCAGGCACCATACTCACCGTGTAATGAAAGGAAATATCGTGCTGTTCTTGAAGCAATGCCATCAATCGACTTCTCAAAACTTTCAGATTACGAGCATGAAGACAATACTGAAGGTGCGCAAACCCTTGCATGTTCTGCCGGTGGTTGTGAGATTTAAGGAGCATCTATAATGAACAAGAAAAGTAACAAAGTAATCTTTAGTAGTTCCCGTAAACGAACCTCTATCGGCGGTAACAAGCGTAAAACATCTTCCATGAATAAACATAAACGGAGGATGTCTAAGGGATGAAAACCTTAGAAGAGGTTATAAGTACTCATAATGAAATTGTCTTTGAGATTAACAATAAACTCTCTAAAGAACAATTAGTATTGAATTCAGAAAAAGAAGAGAAAGTAGAAGAAGAAATGAGCAATACCGTTAACACAAATAAACAAGACATTGCAAAACTAGTAGGAACAATTACCGGTTATATTCTAGGTCGAGTTTTAGTTTATCTCTTAGGTTTAGGTATCCTTTGGGTTAATCTCTGGGTACTTACACAGTTGGGGTGGTTGCCATTTCAATGATAGACACTGTTATGAAGAAGCTACTTAAGATAGCAGAAAAGGTTGAGCCTGTCTCGAAGGCGCGGTTAGCCGCCGCTATCTTATACAAAAAGAAAATTGTATCTGTCGGAACAAATAAATACAAAACACATCCGATTATGTACAAGTTCAAGAAAAACGATCAGGCAATATTTCTACATGCTGAAGTAGACGCTATCGTTAAAGCTTCAAAGAAGTTGACAGAAAAGCAAATGGGAAAAGCAGAGCTTATCGTTGTTAGAGTACTTAATGACGGTACGCCTGCTATTTCTAAACCTTGTGATGGTTGTAAGCTTTGTATAAGCGATTACAACATTAAAAAAACTTACTATATAAAGGAAAACGGATGTCTAACAAGTGCGAACCTATGAGATACTTAGTAATTGGAAAAAACAACTGTCGATTTTGTAAAGCAGTTATCGAAGAACTAGATCAAACAGGTAAAGAATACCTTTATAAAAACTTATCTGAAATGGATGATCTTGAGTACTTCTTTTGGGAAACGTTCTTAAAAGAAGATTTATCAGCTACAACCGTGCCAGTTGTTTTCAAGATTGTTGGAGGTTATGAAGAACTAATGCTAGAGAAATTAAAAGATGACAACAAAAAATACCAATAAAAAGAGGGGACGTCCCCGAAAAAGACCACCTATTGAAAATCCAGTAGAAGAAGCATCAAGTGTGTTTTCTAAAGCTTTCAGCGAAATTCGTGTATTTTCTGTCTATGGTTTAGATGAGTATACAGAGTATCTTATCAAGACAATGTACAAAGATCCTCAGATTGATATCATCTTTGCTACAGATCCAGACGAAAGTAAACTTGCTAACTTTAACAGGTATATGTCTGGATTGAAGTTTTCACTTTACAGGTGGGGAGCTTTGTCTCATAAGGGGTTTGTAGAGGAACCTCCAACAAGTGTAATGGTAGTCTCTAAAGAACACTTTGAAAACGTAATGTCAAGGCTAAAGTATGATATTGAAATTGTAGTATTAGAAGAGCTTCTTAATTATGCAAAACAATAATGAAGATTATGAAGGCTTTATCCCTTATAACCAACATCTATCTATGATCTTTGTAGAAGTTGTAGGTTTAGATAAAAGTACAGAAGATGGATTTTCTGACATCCTTGTAGTAAGATATGAAGATGAAGAATACGATCTTTATTGGGATAGTTATAACTTTTACTACAAAGGCTCTATCAAACATAATGGAAAACTAATAGAAGGGTTTATTCCATGAGCAAGATTCAAGAATACTTAATTCGTCTAGCCCATGAAAACTGTATTGTACGTTTTGTAAAATATGTAAGTACATGGTCTGATCATAGGCGGGTTATCAAAGAGCTTAATTTGCTCTCGGATCGTGAACTAAACGATATTGGGATTAGCAGGTATCAAATTGACAGTCTACTTTTTAGGAAGTCAGACAGAGAACTACGTCAACACCTCTATAACTTCGAAAAGGAAAATTGATATGAAAAAACTACTGATGTCCCTTGTTATGGCTGCAACTGTATTCTCTTGCGCACCAAGCTATGCACAAGAAGAAGACCAGCTTTGCACAATGCTTGGCGCTGCGGCTAATCAGATTATGACTGATCGTCAAGAAGGAGTCCCGATGGATTCTCAACTGGCTAGGGTAGACGCTGTTTCACTGAACAGCCCTACTGCTCGTTCGCTTCTATATACCCTTGTAATTACGGCCTATCAGGTTCCGCGTGTTGTTACAAGGGAAGATCAAGCTGAAGTTTCTCTTCAATTTCAAGAACTTGTAGAAGAAACTTGTTTTGGGGAAGTGTCATAAAAAACACTTCCGACTAATGACCAAAGGTCTATTTTTGAATTC